CCTCTTGAACACTATTAGCCTCACATTCGTAATCATCACTTTCTACACTAGGATATAGGGTTGCTTTAAATCTCATTCTACATCTCCTTTTTCATGTAAAGCGTCGTTAATCCGTTTAGTTGCTATATCAAAATATTTTTCATCTAGTTCTATTCCTATAAAGTTTCTATTAAGATTCTTACAAGCTACCCCTGTTGTTCCAGAACCCATGCAGTTATCTAAAACAATATTTTCTTCATCTGTATAGGTATTGATTAAATATTTACATAATGCTATTGGTTTTTGTGTTGGGTGTAGATTTGATTTTAAACAATCTCTTTGAAATTTTAATATTTGTGTTGGGTATCTCAATCCTGTATCATTATATTCAAGAACTTTTTTCTCTTGAGAATCTGTAAGTTTTCCCATCTTTCCATTTTTAACTTTATTTGTTCTTGGTGTTCCAGTATAAATTGTCATTTGTGGATTATATGTTGGTTGTGATTTATAGAACACTGATATTGTTTCAACTGTTTTCCCTGCCCGTTTCTTAACTTGTGATATATTCGTAAGTCTTTCTTTCTCCCAAATCCAATCATATTTATAATTTCCAATATTACTTATTCTTAAATAACTAGAGAATGGTTCTTGTCCGAATAGAACTATAGCTCCATTATCTTTTATAATTCTGTTGTATTGTTCCCATAATTTTTCAAAAGGAATTATAATATCCCATTTACATTTAGTAGTTCCATAAGGTAAATCACATAAAATCATATCTACTGATTTATCTGGGATATTCTTCATTAATTCTAAGCAATCACCTTGTAATAACTTTTGAGTTCCCATCTTAATCAAAAGCCGTCGCAGGATTTAATTGTTCAACTAAACATATTGTATCGTTGTGGTCTCCATTATGACATACTAAGCAAATTCCTATCTTTTCAAATCCTCTACCCTTTCCCATACCAACAGAATCATATCCAAAATGAATTATCTTTCCATTTTCATTCAAAACTCTTTTCATAATATTCTTTATTTTAGTAAGACTCCCGACATACTTCCCATCATATTTCTCTCTTGATTTTCTTAAATTATATGGTGGGTCAAAAATAATAGTATCAAACTTCATATCTGTATTTTTAATAAACTCATAAGCATCTCCAATAAAATCAGGTTTAAATTCATCAGAAACATCTACTCTAAACTCATCGCAATCCATCTTAACTTGCCCTGCGAATAAATTTAATACCTTTCCACTACACCATCCTTCTGTCCATAGTTTTAACTTTGGTTGCCTAAACGTCCATTTGTTTGGTGGTTGTGCTAAATATTCATATTCCATCTTAGTTCCCCTTTGGTTCGGATGGCGAAGTCAATCCCATTATTTTAGTTAATCTTTGTGGTAGTAAATCTAATTTAAATTTTTGGATTGTTGAAGACATTTTTTCATTATCTAAGAGATGTATTATTAAAGCCATATCTTGTAATAGATGCTTTGTTCTAACTGGTTTTCCAATTCTCTCTGGATAATTTCTTACTTCTTTACTTAGTCTCATAAAGATTTGTCTTAGTTGTTGTAATTCCATTATATTTTATTACGTTTTTACTATCTAAGTCGAAGTCTTCCTCTTTATTAATTCTGCAATTATACATCCTGTTAATATACATATAAACCAATATAAAATTATTTGTATATTTGTTATTATCATTTCGTTTCTCCTGTAGTAAGCGAATCTGCAATCACTTTCATTTCTCTATAGATTATAATATACATTAAGACACACATCATTAATGATAGAAACGCCCAAGGGTCTTGACTGTCTAAGAAATTATAAAAATTAACTCCAAGGAAGATTATAGCTAAGAACAACCACCCACCGTTCATGCTTTCACCTTCCCATTCTTTAGATTAAGCGAACCAAATATCTTTTCTATTTCTTCAACTTGTATTGCCCACATAGCTTTGTTTAATATTTCTTGAAGCCATAATTTATAATATTCTTCATAGCCTTGATTTTCTAGATTGAGAATTGTTTCTTGTAAATTCATTCCTTCTTTATCTAATTCTTCTATAATCATGGCGACGCCTCCTGGACAATTGACGATTCATATTTTTCCTCAAAGTCATCATACTCAACCACAATTTTATTCTTAACTTTATGCTTTGAGGCAATTAAAATTTTACTAAAAATATTATTGTCTAAAAGCCATTTACATTTTTCGCGTTCTTTTTTGTCTAAATATCCATTAACTTTTGACTCTACGCCGATTACTTCATAGACTTTGTCAGTTTGTTCTCCTATCAGTTTGAATGCTTTCTTAAACGCCAAAAAGTCTGGAAAACCAGCACCCATCATCATTGGTCTATTTGGACCATTCCATTTATGTTTTGCTGGAACTATTTTACCAATAATAGGACCAACAATTATATCTTTATGTTTAATTTCATGTTCTAAATTAAGTAATTCAACTTGATTACTCCATTTATCTACAATCCAACCTTTGTCTTCTAAATCTTTTCTAACACGTCTTTCAAATTCAGCACCACTTGCTCTATTTTTTGTTCCTCTTATTACATTTATTGGGTCTTTTACCATAATTCTTTTTGCATTAAAGTGTCTTCAAATTTAATTATTTTTGCTTTTCTGTTTGAATTCATAACTGGAATATAATTTTCATTAAAATATGACAGTTCTTTCATTACCACATCTAAATATAAGTCATCATAGTTTAAATTCCTTTGGTATTCTTCCAAAAGACAATATCGTTTAAAACTTTTACCTACTCCTAGTTTTTTATTTGGAACCATAAAATAAGTTCCATGACCTAAATTATTTGTTTGGCCTTCTGGAATATAATCATAAATTTGAACTTGAATACACCCTTCAACCTTATAAGAATCTCTACTCTTAACTGTAAATCGTCTAGTAAATAATTCCATATCGCTATTAATGTATTCTTTAACCCATTCTTTAATTAATTCATTTGAAAATTTACAATTATGATTTTCTAAAATCATTGGTTTCATCTTTTCCCAAAATATCTTTTTTGATAATGGAGTGTTACTTCTTTTAACAATTCCTAAATTTTTAATATAAATGTCATGTACATCTTCTTTTTTATATGAAAATAAATAATTTTTTTTAAGTAATCCTAATTCCTTATTTTTTCTATCTTCTTTATCAAGTTCTCCATCATCTTCATCGCTTTTTACTTTTCCTTTAAAAAATGATATAAAGTCAATTTCATAATCAATATCCATATCAAATGTATCAACAGGAAATGGAACTTTAGATTTTATTTCATCAATAATTTCTTTAGTAATTTGAAGTAGTTTTTCTTTATTATTTTCTTTATCTTCTAAATAAACAGAATCTGTATCAGTATAAAATACAAAATATCCAGCATCTTTAAATTTTTGTCTTGCTAATTTTATCCAGTTTTGAGCTATTAAACAAACATCGTTTCCTGCTGTATCATCATATACAGCTTTAAATGAACTATTTCTAAGTAACCCATAAATAGTGTTCATAGCAATTTTTAAACCATATTCACGAGGGTCTTTAGCTTTTTTAAGTGTGTTTCTTTCTTTATATATTTCATGAAGAGCCTTAGAAATTTTATGCATATTAGTTAAATCATAGTTACCTTTGCAATCATATCCATTCCAACCAACTACATCAGTTTTGTTTCTTCCGAATAAATTGCATTGTATCATTATATGTGGGTATAAACTAGCGAAATCCATGCAATAAATATTACCCTCCAAGCTCTCTACTGCTGGATAAGCAACATATCCGCCTTCTCTAAATTCATTTCGTTCTTTCCTCATACTGTACGTTTCTCTTATTCCCGCTTTTCTACAAATTACTTTATATGAATAAACAGATGGAGCACAATGAATATGAACTAAATTATTTTGGTCTTTTTGGGAAAGTAAATGTCCCCAACTATCAAACCAATTAAAACACCATTCCCAAAGTTTCTTTGTAATTTCAATATCTCTAATTGTATATTTTTTAATATCTTTGTATTCTTCTTTAGTAAATGTTTCTTTATTTAAAATCTCATAATCTAATTCACCTTTAGCGGTTGAATCATCAACTAATTTTAAAGTTCTTGTAATTGTATTAAGTGACAAATCTCTAAGTTGATATGCTAAAATAGAATTTTTCCATTTGATTGATGATTCTCTATCACCAATAATTTTTAATAAATCAATAACAATTTTATAATTAAATTTTATTCCTTCTTGTTCTAAAATTGGATTGTCATAATATTTATTATTGAATCCTACTACAAATTTGTGTCTAGAAATAAGCTCTTTAATTTCTTTCTTTTGGGAATGGTCTAATAAGTAGTATTTCTTGTCGAGATAAGAGTATGCTCCAAAGAATCTTAACTTATGCTTTTCTAATTCTTGGAATGATGCTCCGTTTGTGGCCGTCTCGATATCGTAGCAGAGCACACTTTCAGGCATTACCATCAAAACAACCTCGTCTGAGTAGCATAACCTTTTTCTGGTATCATTAGAAAAGCCTCTTTTGTTTAGTACCTTGTATATCTAAAAGTGCATAAATATTTTTTATTTCTTTAGAATCTCCTTTAAAAAACACTAATACATTTTGATGTCGTTTACCTATTTTTCTGGTTTTTGGAAATATTGCTGATGTTCGTACAGGAAGTGTTCCAATAGCGTTTGCCAAAATAATTTCATTATATAAATTTACACCATGTTTTTTATGTAATCGTATTGTATCTACAACAAAATCAATTATATTTCCTTCGTTGTCTCTAAAATTAGAAACAACATAAACAATAAATCTATTAACTTTAACTTTTTCAATTCCTTTTTTAATTATGCTACTATAAACTTCTAAAAATTCTTCATACGTTTTAAAATTTGATATATCGTCTTTATCATCGCTATAAACTTCTAAATTATAATATGGAGGACATGTTAATAGCATGTCATAATGCAAATTTGGTGCTTCATCTAATTTTTTATTACTATCACCAATAAACCATTTTGGAGTTACACCAATATCCTTTGCTTGTTCTCTATTTGATAATACTTGTTTTTCACTCAATTCTATTCCAGTATATTTAAATCCAAGTTTTTCTGCCACAATGCCACGAACACTTCCACCTGCATATGGGTCTAAAATATTTCCATTTTCAACATTAAACCAAGTGTATAAAACTTCACACAAAAATGGGTCAAATATAGATGTACCTTGTGATATTTTTTTACCATATTTACTTTCATCAAAACCTGTTGGTAAACATGTGGCATCTCTACCAATTTCACTTTTAACACCCATATGCAACCATTTTTTTTTGTTTTCTTGCCAATTACCTTGTATTGTATCAAAAATACTAAAAGGTGATAATAAAAATTTTTTATTTAATATATTTTCACTCATCTCATCTCCTCCACAACTGTACAATTTTGCCAAGTGCATTTACCACCCTTTGGAACAGTTTGAATTTCTTTACACTCTGGACATCTAACTCTCATTGTAGCTCTACTAAAAACTACATGTTCTGCCCCACAATCTTTACAAATTACTTTTATGAATCTTCCTTTCACATTTGAGTTTGTGGTTCTTCCTCGTTTTCTCATTCTACCCTCGGTGCAACAATATACACAAATTTTAGATATTTATTAGTTCCTTTGATAATGCAAGGAGTATCTGCACCAAATCCTACTCTAATATTATCAAATAAATCTTTACTATTAGTAACAGGTTCAATAAAGCTTAAATCATAAAAGCAATAACAATCTTCACTTTGAATTTTTGTTGCTGAGGTTATTGTTTCTCCCTCAACCATATTAGATTTCATTTTTATTTTTAAAATATCACTTCCATCAAGACAACAAATAACTCCAAGATTACTCATGTCATTTATTATTTTAGAAAACTCAGATGACTTCATTGACCAAACAGATGCACATTCAGGATTTGGGTCTGGTCTTTTATCAACTTGCCCCACAAAAAACTTTAAAGTAAATTTATCTTTTTTATTACTTAATTGAATTTTGTCTTCTAACATTTCAATATTCATTTCTGTCTTTCCAACCTTTTTAACTAATTTTGAAAACAAATCATTTTGGAGTGTAATCGTTTGGTCTTTTTCAAGTTCATACTCATCAAACATATCTTTAGATATATTAAAAATTCCCAAATAAGTTCCACTTGGGTCAACAGCTCTTATTTTAATGCCTTCTGAATTAAAATTATAATCTGTTTCATATGATATTTTTCCAATCATATTTATAATAGTTTCAAATTGTTTTAAATTTGTTTTTAATTTTATCATTTTTCTCTCCACCAAAATGCTATCCATTCTTTTATATTTTCATATTGCTTATCTATTAATGGAAAGAAATATGGAAAATTAGAAAATGAATGTCTAGTTGCACCACTATCAATACAATCATCAATTATTGCTGTATCTTTTGCATTTGGGTTATTTGTCCATTTTAAATCTGTAAGTAAAGCAATTCTCATTGCCGGTATAACCCCACCACGAGGTACACCATAAATTTTTTTTATATTTTTATTTGTAGAAATTTCATTAGCAAGTTCTTTACATCTAATTTCAAATTCTTCAAATCCGATATATTTTGTGTTTTTATGTTTTTTTACCATCTCTTTTATTTTATTAATTGTCTTTATTATTTAAAGGTTTATTATCTCTAACATATATATTTCATTATATATGTTAGACCATATAGGTTTTTGTCTATGATTATAAATCCCCCACTTTTAAAATTTTTATCATTTTAGGTTACTTGAGTCGGATTTGAACCGACAACATCTTCATTAGGTGTGAAGTGCTCTAGACCATTTGAGCTATCAAATCTCTCATGTGGGGGTCAAATTTTTGTTTTTGTTGGATGAGAGTATAAACAGGATTTATTTTTTATCCTGTATTTTACTGAATCTGTTAAGACTATCCTCAACACTCTTAATTAATTCAATAGTTGTTGTTTTCTTTTCTTCTATTGTTTTTTTGAATGTTTCAATGCCTTTTTTTAAATCAGCAATTTTTCTGTCCCATGCTACTATCTGGTCCGATTTGGTTCTTTCTGTTTCTGTGAGTTCTTTTTCTTTTTCAATTAGTTCATCTTTAAACCCATCTCGTGTCTGAATCAAATCTCTTTTCTGTCTTTCCAAATCAGATATTACCTCATATCGACTTTTAATTTCCATATGTACCTCCATTATAATTTAATTTCATTTTAATTTTTCTAATATTGATGAATGAAATCCAATTCCACCGTTTAGTATCATATTTAATTTTTCAACTACATATTCTCGTGATACCATTAGACTATTTTCTTGCTTCATAATTAAAATTAATCCTTTGATTTGCCGTTCATAAAAATTCATTCTTTTTTCACCTTATTTAATTCTTCTTCTAAACTTTTAAAATCCAAATTATCAAAACTCTTTCCCATAATTCCTCCATATTGTCTACACTTTTCAATTGTAGAATTAAAATTTGTCTTTCCTAATTTATCAAATTTCTTTGTATTATGAATAACCATATCAACCCAAAATCCTGTAGCTTTTTGCCATTTTGGTTTAACTTGATTTGTTACTTGACCAGCACCAGCATATATTTCTGCTTCTCTTGCGGTAACAATTAAATTACATTCTATTTTTAAAAGATTCATTAAAACTTTCATATAACATTTATTGATTACTCCCCAATCCCATTGCTGTGCTAATCTTTGTTCTGGTTTAATCTTAAAAATATTTACTTTAGCATACTCTTGAGAAAATTCCCAAAGGTCTGTGATGCTATCTATGATTACTGTTCCAACCTTTTCTTGTTTAGAAATATATTCTACAGCTTCTATAATCTTTTGATATGATTTTGTTCCATCCTTTTCAGCAACATCTAATATTCTAATATCTTTACCTTCAAATGAATGAGCAAGTGGTGATGCTCCCATTTCAGTATCAATTATGAATATCGGTTCAGTTGCTGTTAATCCAAAATGTGTTTTACCTGTGGCATAATCACCATAAATTCCAATCTTCAATCCTCTTTTATCTTTTGCTTCTCCAAGAGTTGTAAATTGTATTGCCTCTTTTGGAGTTTCTTGCTCTTTCACTTCTTGTGTATTATCATCCCATCCTACCATTTTATTTTTTGATTTCCTATTTTATCAAGTATATTAATAAGTTTATTATACATTACGACATATCCTTTTTTAAAATTATTTGCTTCACGTCCAGCGTTTAAAACTTTTATTAATATATCTTTAACAGTTTTTTCATCTTCATAAAGTTCCCAGTCAATTTCTTCTAATTGTAATAAATGGACACTAGCAGCAGTTCCATCAGAATAAAGTATTCTTCCAAATCCATCTGTACTTAAAACCCAATAAGATTCTTTATCCCAAATAGGTCTTCTTACTTTCTTTCCGGCCTTTAGCCAATGTTTTACTTGATTTATGTTTGCCATTTTGTTTTTTCTTTGTTTCCTTTTTTTGAGTAAAATTAAAAATAAAAAAAATAAATTTTTTTATGACGATTTACTCTTCGTCTTCTTCAGTTTCTTCAGTTGTTTCAACTTGGTCATCAACAGTTTCTGTATCTTCCATATTGTCCTCCTTTAGATTTTGATTTACCATGATGTTAATTCAGTTTGAACCTCTTCTGGTTTAGTTTCAGTTTTTTCAGCTTCAGTTTTAACATCAAGTATTTCTTGTGCCTCAACTATAGCTTCTTCAATATTATCATCAGTTAAAGGTTCAATCTTGAATTCAGGAATTGCATAAACTCCTAAAACATTCATCATAACATCACCAAGTTCATTTGGATTATCTCTTGACTTACCTTGTGAAGTTTTGCCAACCACAATAACTTTGCTACCTTCTGCAAAATCTATTTCTACACTTTGTGGCACCCAACATGTTAAACCGGCAGTTTCTAAATCATCAATTGGTCTGTTTATGTCTTCTACAACCATCAATCTATTTCCTACACTTGTAGGCTCTGCTCCAATCATTGAAACATCTCCTTCAATTAAAGACAATCTATTAAAATCATCTTTATTTGCAGTATGATATTCTTGAATGTTCTCTAGTGAAACATACATCTCTTTACAGCTTTTCTTTAAAACATCAACTGGTGTTGGCATTTTAAGATTTTCATCGATAGTAAATGTCGTAATAGATGAACCATTCAAAGTAAACTGATTTGCATTCTCTTCAGACTTATTTATTGCTCTAAATCTTACAGGTTTAAACATTGGAAATTCAAGATGTTCTGCTTTATCTCCATTCAAAGACATAGCAAATACTTTTGGTGATTCTTCAACATTAGTTCTTAATGCTATACCAACAACATTTCTAATATAACTATGTTCAGGCAATAGTTTACCAAAATTTGTATTTTGTCTTCCAGTTCCATACACTTCTCTGGTGTCTAAAGGATTTCCTTCGCTGTCAGTTATTCTATTCTGAATTGCATCATGAGGATTTATTCTAAAAGCATCCATCCCAGCTTCTCTCATCTTCTTGGCAGTATCAAACAAATCTCCAACTCCAATAACCATTCCTTCAAATCCAATTGCAGGACTTCTAAGTTGTTTTTTGTACATCAATACTAATCTTTGAAGAGCTCGCTTTTGTTGTTCTTCATCATTTAAAGTTTTATGAATTGTCTGTTCTTCCTTTAATAGATTATCAAATTCAGATTGAATATTTTCAATTGGTATAGATAATTTCTCTGCCCATGTTTCAAAATATATTTTTGTATCCATTTTATAAATCATTTAACAAATTAAAAAGTGTATGGTCTAATTTATTTGAATAATCAATACAGTTCTGTTTGATAGCATCAGGACTACCATTAACTAATCCATATAAAAAATCAAATTCTTCTTTAGTTTCTAAAGTTATTATAACCGGAGTAAACTGCATTTCTTTTTCTTTTTTTTCAACTCTCATTTATTTATTACCTCCTTTCAATTTGGTTTTTATTTGAATTACCTCTTCTTGAGTAAATTCAATATTAGTTCCTTTCCTTTTATTTTTTAATTCAATAATAGCATCAGAAAATGTAAAATTTCTTTTATGCTTTTTGATTAATTGCCTCTTTATTGCTTTTAAAATATTGTAGGCTTCTGCTTTAAGACCAACCTGATTTGTCTCAAATTCCTGTATTATCGTTTGTCTATCCTCTTTTGTATTCATAAAATATAATAATTAAATTATTATTTAAACACTTATATTGTCTAACATATATGTTGCAGTATATATGTATTTAAATAGGAATTAATATTTTTTTTATTATTTAAAGAGGAAAATAATGGATGAAATAAATTTAAAAATAATAAAGAAAAAAGTTTTTCAATTAGTGATGTCCAAACAATCTAAAGCAAAAATTAATCATCTAGTGGCGAAATGGTTAATGAAACAATTTGAATTTAGATGCATTATAGGAACAGCATCTAAAGACCCAATTTATGTTTATGATAGTGGCTATTTTAGAAATAAAGGAGAAGCATTTATTTCTAAATATTGTGAAGAAATTTTAGAAGTAGGAGCTGATAATAATTCTGTAAATCAAATTGTTCAAAAAATCAAAAGACAAAAAGAATTTAAAAGAAAAGATTTGGGATGCAAAAATTTGGATTTGATTTGTTTAAATGATTGTGTTTTGAATTTAAAAACAAAAGAAAAATTCTCACATGATAAAAAATATGGATTCATGTCAAAAATTCCAATCAACTATAATCCTACTGCAACTTGTGAAATATTTAAAAATTGGCTGGCAGATATTATGTGGGAAGAAGACATTCCAACTTGTCAAGAATGGTTTGGATTTTTAATGTATAGAAGATATCATGAGAAGATAGCACTTGTACTAATTGGACCAAAACATTCTGGTAAAACAGTTTATTTGAATGTAGTAGAACATTTTGTTGGAAACAGCAATACCTCTTCTGTTGACTTTCATGATATTACAGAAAATAGATTTGCATCAAACAATCTTTACAATAAATTGGTTAATATTAATGATGAGTTGGATGCAAACGATTTAAAAAGCACAGTCATGTTTAAGCGTCTTTTGGGAAGAAGTTTAATTCCTGCAGAGGCTAAAAATCAAACACCATATAATTTTACTAATTATGCTAAGTTGATTTTTGCTACAAATAAAATGCCATTACCAAGAGTTATTGATGACCCAGCTTCTTATTATGATAAATTTATTACATTTGAACTTGATAATGTATTCGATAAGGATAACCCCAAAACAGATAAATTCTTGGATATGAAATTGACTTCTGATGATGAATTGTCAGGTATTTTGAATTGGGCTATTGAAGGCTTTCAAAGGTTGATTAAACAAAATAAATTTACTAAAGTACAACATTGGGAAGATATTGAAAAAATTATGAAAAGAAGTGGTAATACTGTATCAGCATTTCAAAGTCAATGTTGTGAACAAGATGATAAAAATTTAATACCAAAGTTAGATATGTATAATTATTATTGTAAGTTTTGTGAATTGAATGAAAAGAATATTGAGGTTGATATTCAAAGTTTTGGAAGAAAGTTTAAACCATCTTATGCTGTCAACAAGAGTGCTGGACCAATTCAATACAGAGGATGGTTAAATGTTAAAGTTAATGAAGGAAATATGTTAAAAATTTAAAGGAGGGAAAATGGAAAGAACTAAATGTGAAATATGGAGTAGAGTAGTAGGATATCTACGACCTATAAATAAATGGAATGAAGGAAAAGTCTCTGAATTTGGAGATAGGAAATTATTTAAAACAAAATAAAAAAATAAAAAAATAAAATTTTTTAATTATAGAGTTGCTGCTAAAGCTGTCCAAAGAATTGCATATAAAACTCCAAGAATTGTTCCAATAATTCCTGTTACTAATCCTGTTATTGCCATTCCTTTTCCAGTTTTATCATTCTTCATAGATAAGCTTGCAAATACTATTGCAATAATACCTATAATTAAAGAAAAATATCCTGTTAAACAAAATACAACACTAATAATTCCTAAAACCATTGCTGCAATTGATTTTCCATTTCCCATTATTTTTTCTCTCCTATTAATTTAGTTATTTCTAAATGTTTTTCAAATATTCGCTTCATAAGATATATTAATTGGAAATCATCATCAACTGTAATAATTGAAACTTGATGTTTGACAAGTATTGATGCCATCTTTCCCAAAATACAGTTTTCATGAATGTCAGAAGTTCGATTTTTTATACTGCCTGACACTAAAATATAAATATTTTTAAAATCTTTTTTCATCTTTTCTATTTGGGAAGTTAGTCTGCCATCCATAATTGAACCACAAAAGTCATTTATTTCTTTCCTTTCAATTACGACATCTTCATGAATATAGTCACCTGTCTTTAATCGTTTTCTTTCAAATTCAATTCCTCCGACTGTTAAGGCGAATGCATCCATTGATTTTGGTTCTCTGTCATCACATATTATTTTTATTGTTTTTGTTTCCATGATTATAAAACTCCATTTCCTGCATTATGTATCAAGCCTGCTGGATAAATTCCTTGTATTTGTCCATAAGTAAATAAGCTCTCATCTTTTTTTAGGTTTCTTAATGCAATTCCATTAAGAATAACTAAATTTCCTTTCTTATCGAACCAGTCCATTTCTTCTTTTGATATTTTTTCCATGATTATAAAATGTGGTTCAGGCATACACCCATATATTTGAGCCTCCCGCACAAAGCTAGGATAGGGATTTCCCACATTCTCGTCTTTCCGAGTGTCAGAATGTCTGTTATTATACTCCGCTCCTTCAGAGTTTGGAATTCCAAAGCGAGAGGCAGGATTTGAACCTGCGTTTCCTGGGTTACTGCAGTACCAAGCGTGTTAAACCAAACTACCACTACTCTCGCATTAACTCAAATTGAGTTTTAATAATACCCATTATTTATTTCAAATTGTTTAACTACATCATTGATTAACCAACTTATATTCATTTCTTTTCTAAATTGTCTAGGATTGAATTTTTGGGTATTACATTCGTCTATTATTTGTTGTGCATTCATCTTTCTTTATGTTCTTCCAATTCTTTTTTTAATTGCTCGTCAAATTCTTGGCTTTCTTCACTCATTTTCCACCAGCCAAATCTTTGTTTATATTCATACAAATGTCAACTTGTTCATCCATTAAAGTTCCATCTAAATCTGAACAGGTATGTTTTGAATCACAATGCTCACAATATTCTTCTTTGTAATTTTTTATTTTTTCTTTTTTATCTTTTTGTTTTTGATATTCTTTTATTATGATGTCTCCACAAATTGCTCTTAATGATACTGATGGTTT